TGAAACCTATATCACCTTTTGAACCAGTAAATCCTATATCACCTTGCGAACCTGTGTAACCTTGTGAACCTGTAAATCCTGTGTCACCTTTTGAGCCAGTAAATCCTGTGTCACCTTTTGAACCAGTGAAACCTATATCACCTTTTGAACCTGTAAATCCTGTGTCACCTTTTGAACCAGTAAATCCAGTATCACCTTTAGAACCAGTGAAACCTGTGCTACCTGATAAGTCGGAAACAAAACTGTATGATGAACCATTCCATAAATATAATTTTGAGTTATCAACATCATTTGGATCAACAGTTGTTATAATCGCAAATTCACCAGCAACAATTCCTGATGGCGATGTATCTGCCTGTAAAGCAGCAACAGTTGAATAAGTTTTAGCAATATTAAATCCTAAACCTGTAGCTCCTTGAGAACCTGTAAATCCTATATCACCTTTTGAACCTGTGTAACCGATATCACCTTTTGAACCTGTGTAACCGATATCACCTTTTGAACCTGTGTAACCTTGTACGCCTTGATCACCTTGTGAACCTGTAAATCCTGTTACGCCTTGATCGCCTTTTGAACCGGTGTAACCAATATCACCTTGTGAACCTGTATAACCTAAATCTCCTTTTGAACCTACAAAGCCTGTGTCACCTTTTGAACCGGTGTAACCAATATCACCTTGTGAACCTGTATAGCCTAAATCTCCTTTTGAACCTGTAAATCCTGTGTCACCTTTTGAGCCTGTGAAACCAATGTCGCCTTTTGAGCCTGTGAAACCGGCTGTAAGTGGAACTAACTCCCAAGCTGCTCCATTATATTTCCAGGTACGTGTACCTAATTGGTATGTTTGATTAACCGAGGGGCTATTAGGAAAATTTATTGTAGGCATCTTTATTTTAACCTTAATTTAAAATTAATTTATAATTATTTATACAAAAAAAATACTTAAAAGAACATTTTTTTAAAAATATTTTTTTAAAAAATCAATATAATTAAATGTATTTAGTATTTTAATATTTTTAACCATATTTTCTTATTTTTGTTCTAGGATAAACGTTTCCATTAGATAATCTATTTTTAACAGTATTAATTGCAACATATCCTGTTAATCCTCTTTCTTTTTTATAAAATAAATATCTATTATTTGAATTAACACCTAGAGATGTATAATCCGATGCTCCACCTCCGGTAGATGATATTCTATTACTCGTTGAATTATTTTCTATATATGTAATTATTTCAGATTGTGTCATTGAAGGAAAATTTTCTAATAAAGAAGCTAAAAGGCCTGTAACTTGTGGCGATGCCATACTTGTACCTGAAATAGAACCTATTTTATAATTAGAATCACGTGGATCGTTAGCAAGTGTGATACTAAATTCAGAAGCGGCCGTTGTATCATAAACTGATGATGTTATAAATCTACCTGGAGCATAGACTTCTACTCGACTTCCATAATTACTAAAATCAGTTTTATATTCTTCTGTTACAACATCTATAGCACCTATACATAAAGAAGTACCTGAAGCTGTAGGTGTGGAGCCTCGCATTGGAAAAATGTTTCCACTACCTGTATAAGTAAAATAATTATTATAATCTAAATCAGTTTGAGTATTTACATTCCAATATGAATTTCCTGAAGAACCAACAACAATTACTCCATCTGTTATTGCATCTTCAACATCAGCATCTACAGCAGCAACTCTTGCAGGTGTTTTATTTAAGGCGTTACTAAAAAATACAGGAATTCCATAGGTTTCTAAAGTTGCTTTTCTTTCTTCATTTGACCCCGAAATATTAATTGTACTGCCTCTATAGTTAAGTTGTGTAATACTGCTTAAAAAAAGATTTGAATAAACATATCCCCAACTATTATTTACTATAGTAGGATTTCTTTTTCCTGTTATATTATTAATTGGTTTATTTTTATGAAATTCTCTTATGTAATCAAAAATATATAATTGCCAACTACCTGGTGGACCTCCTGCCGAAATATAATTAAATTCAATATTATAAATATTAGCATCTCTAGCCCAACCTTGAGTATTTCCTGCAACAGTTCCAGCTACATGTGTTCCGTGGTTACTATCTACTGAACTATAATTATAGGGTAATGTTGTTACATATCCTAAAGATGCACTATGTTGAAACCAATTATATGAAACAAATCTACTTCCACCTGTACCATCAGAATTAACAGCAAATTCAGGATGATTTCCGTTAATATGAGAATCTACAATAACAACATCTACATTTTTTCCTGAAGATGTTGTATAAATTGTTTGTGTAGTTTGAGTGAATGCACCATTTGTTCCCCAATTAGATAAAGGCGTTCTTTCTGTAACACTATATAATCCCCAATTTTTATCATTTGAGTCTATTGTGTTGCTTTTTTCAAAATTATCTGTTTGAGACCAAAACGGAACAGGAATTAAATTTAATTCTTTAGGTAATTTTTCTACTGCTAAAACTCTAGGTTCGTTTCTTAAAATATTTGCTTCTTCATCTGTTAAATAGTAATGTGTATTTCTACTTATTTCTCTTATATTAGCAACATCAACTTTACGATTAGGAATATATAAAGTACCCTCAGTGCTCTCCATATCTTCAAAAAAAGAATCAATGTCTTGTCTATTACGTACAGTAACAATATATTCTTTTGTTTCTGACATTTTAAATTTCTAATTGTAAAATTGTTAATGTAACCGTAATAGATGTTGTAGAACCACTTTTATTTTTTACACTAATAGGAATATTCGTAACTGTAGGATTTTCATTATTAAAACCTAAAACAGCTGGCGATATTAAAATTGATTGATTGCCTGTTGTGATGACTTCAGCAATAACTCCTGAACCTGAAGTAGGATCTGTTGTTTCACCTCTCGCGCTATCACTAGAACGTGAAGTTGTATCTGTATAAATTCTTACCCAAGCAGCTGCTGAAGTTTCTATTTTAAATAAAGCATATCCTTTAAAACCTGTAATTGTTAAATTTTCAGAACTATTATTATTTAAAGATGATGATGTAACTGTAGCAGTTGATCGTGATGAAGCACCAGAACCAGTTGATCCTGTATAACCAGTATCTCCTTTAGAACCTGTAAAACCAGTACCAGTAGAACCGGTAAATCCAATATCTCCTTTTGAGCCTGTAAATCCCGTATCACCTTTTGAGCCTGTGTATCCACCAGGACTTCCTGTTTCTCCTTTAGAACCTGTATAACCAGTATCTCCTTTAGAACCTGTATAACCTCCAGGATCACCTTGTGAACCCGTATAACCTGTTCCTTGTGAACCTGTATATCCTAATGAACCTGTATATCCTAATGAACCTGTATATCCTAATGAACCTGTGTATCCTAATGAACCTGTAAATCCTGTGTCACCTTTTGAACCTGTGTAACCAATGTCACCTTTTGAGCCTGTGTATCCTTGAGAACCTGTATAACCGCTTCCCGCACCTGTGCCTACGGCAGTTCCATTTAAAGTAAAAGCTCCAGCAGAATCTACTTTTAACGTATTACATCCTGCTTTAAGTATTATTTGATTACTACAACTAGGGCCGTCGCCTGTTGCACAATTACCTAGTATAATATTACAATTTCCACAAGTATTATAATAACCTGCTCTAAAACCTAAAAATACGTTGTAATTACCATGAGTGTTACAATATCCTGAGGTATGACCTAAAAGTATATTACAATTTCCTTGTGTGTTAAATCTACCTGAACAAGTACCTATAAAAACGTTATTACAAGCTCCAGACCCACATTGATTTGCAAAAGAACCTATGGCTATATTTTCAATTCCGCCTGTGTTTAAATTAAAAGAACACCATCCTATTGCTAAATTTCTTGCACTGCCATTTACCACAAGATTTTCTCCTGAATAATGACCTATAAAAGTATTACAATCGCTCTGACATATTTTCATTCCAGCATTTTTTCCTATTCCTATACCAAAATATGAAAGAGTAGAACATTTTAAAGCGCATGTTCCTATTGCTATGTTTTCTGAATAACCATTACTAAACTGTAAAGCACATGTACCTATAGCAACATTACCTGTACCTGAACAATTACATGATCCTGTTTTTTGACCTATAAAAACATTTTCTCTACCTGAAGTAATACCAAATCCTGCATTATATCCTAATACTACATTACAATCACCAAAACATACGCATTGACCAGCTCCTTGACCTAAAAAGATGTTATCACAAGCAGTGTTAGTTGCACTTGAATGGCCTATACCAGCACTTCTACCAATTATAATATTATGTCTACCTGTAGATAAATTACTGCCAGCTTCTCTTCCTACAAGAAAATTATATGAACCAGTTGTGGTGTTTTTACCTGCGTAACATCCAAAAGCTATATTATCTGATCCTGTTGAGTTTCTTAAAACTCTATAACCTATTCCTACACTATTGCCACCTGTTGTGTTACAGAGTCCCGAATATTCTCCTGCAAAAAAATTAAAATTTCCTGTTGTATTATCTCTTCCAGCACTTGCTCCTAAAAAAATATTACTACATCCGCTTGTATTTGATTTACCACTATTTCTTCCTAAAAATATGCTCGTCTGGCCAGTTGTATTAGAATGACCTGAACAACATCCAATAAAAATATTTGAAACACCACCAGAATTATTATAGCCAGCTTGAAATCCTATAAACGTATTATCGCTTCCGCAAATATTACAACGACCAGCACATCTTCCTAAAAAAGTATTATTACTAGCTGTAGAATTAAATGCACATGAAGGATAAGATTCTCCTGTACATTGTCCTGCAAAACAACCAACTAAAAAATTATTTGAAGAATTGCCTCCTGTTCCTGTATTTAAATTTGTTGTTACTATATTTGAATCACCAAAAGAACCGCTACAACGTGTAAATACTTCGTTGCCTGCTGAACCTGTAAAACCTATGTTTCCTAAAGAACCTGTAAAACCTGTAGAACCTGCTGAACCTGTAAAACCAGCACCTGCTGAACCTGTATAACCTATATTTCCTAAAGAACCTGTAAATCCTGTTGCGCCTGTTGAACCTGTGTAACCAATATCACCTTGTGAACCTGTGTAACCAATGTTACCTTGTGAACCTGTAAATCCTGTGTCACCTTTTGATCCTGTAAATCCTGTGTCTCCTTTAGAACCTGTGTATCCAATATTTCCTATTGATCCAGCATAACCTGGTAATCCTACATTAGAAAATTCTACCCATTGATCAGTGTCGCCATCATAATAATAAAAATATTGAACACCTGTTGCTTCATCAATCCAGATATCTCCATACTGAGCACCTGAAGGAGGTGTAGAAGAAGTTGTAATATCAAGTTCTCCTTCTGATCCGGTAAATCCAGTATCACCTCGTGAACCAGTAAATCCTGTTGAACCAGTATATCCTAAATCTCCTTTTGAACCTGTATAACCTAAATCTCCTTTTGAACCTACAAATCCTGTATCACCTTTTGAACCAACAAATCCTGTGTCACCTTTTGAACCAGTAAAACCTATTGAACCTGTATAACCTAAATCTCCTTGTGAGCCGGTGAAACCTGTGTCACCTTTTGAACCAGTAAAACCTATTGAACCTGTATAACCTAAATCTCCTTGTGAGCCGGTGAAACCTGTGTCACCTTTTGAACCGGTAAAACCTATTGAACCTGTATAACCTAAATCTCCTTGTGAGCCGGTGAAACCTGTGTCACCTTTTGAACCGGTAAATCCTGTTGAACCAGCAGCACCTGCTGAACCTGTAAAACCTATGTTTCCTAAAGAACCTGTAAAACCTGTAGAACCTGCTGAACCTGTAAAACCAGCACCAGCTGAACCAGTAAAACCTAATCCTCCTGTTGCTCCTGCTGAACCTGTAAAACCAATATCTCCTTTAGAACCTGTAAATCCAGCACCAGCTGAACCAACAAATCCTGTATTACCTTTTGAACCGGTAAATCCTGTGTCACCTTTTGAACCGGTAAATCCACCTGGACTGCCTGTTTCTCCTTTTGAACCTACAAATCCTGTGTCACCTTTTGAACCTGTAAAACCAGCGCCAGCAGAACCAGTAAATCCAGTGGCACCTTGAGGTCCTGTAGCTCCACTGTCACCAATAGAGCCGGTGAATCCTGTTGAACCAGAAGAACCAGCAGAACCGGTAAATCCAGTGGCACCTTGAGGTCCTGTAGCACCATCAGCACCAGCAGAACCGGTAAATCCTGTTGAGCCAGAAGAACCAGCAGAACCGGTAAATCCAGTGGCACCTTGAGGTCCTGTTGAACCATCAGCACCAGCAGAACCGGTAAATCCTGTTGAACCAGAAGAACCTACTGAACCGGTAAATCCAGTATCTCCTTTAGAACCTGTAAATCCAGTACCAGCAGAACCAGTAAATCCGGTAGAACCTGAAGCGCCATCAGCCCCAGCTGAACCGGTAAATCCAGTGGCGCCTTGAGGTCCTGTTGAACCATCAGCACCAGCAGAACCGGTAAATCCTGTTGAACCAGAAGAACCTACTGAACCGGTAAATCCAGTGGCGCCTTGAGGTCCTGTTGAACCATCAGCACCAGCAGAACCGGTAAATCCTGTTGAACCAGAAGAACCAGCAGAACCGGTAAATCCAGTATCTCCTTTAGAACCTGTAAATCCAGCACCAGATGAACCAGTAAATCCGGTAGAACCTGAAGCGCCATCAGCACCAGCTGAACCGGTAAATCCAGTGGCACCTTGAGGTCCTGTTGAACCAGCAGCACCAGCAGAGCCGGTGAATCCTGTTGAGCCAGCAGTACCAGCAGAGCCGGTGAATCCTGTAGAACCAGAAGCGCCAGCAGAACCAGTAAATCCAGCACCAGCTGAACCAGTATAACCTAATCCTCCTGTTTCTCCTGCTGAACCTGTAAAACCAGTATTTCCTATAGAACCTGTAAAACCAGCACCAGCAGAACCGGTAAAACCTTGCGAACCTGTAAATCCTGTGCCACCTGATGAACCTGTAAATCCACCTCTTGATGGAAGTGTTACCTTAATTTGTTGATTAGGTCCTTTTATAACTGGCATATATTATTGACTTTTTACTTTTGTTATGTTACCGTATATTTATAAATAATTTTTATTTTATTTAAATGATTTCTATAGCTATTATTGATATTATCGGATTGACCTATGATGGAGACACTCTTAATAAAAGAGGTCTAGGAGGTTCAGAATCAGCAGTTATTTTACTTGCTAAAGAACTAGCCAAAAAGAATTTTAAAGTAACAGTATTTAATAATTGTATAGATAAAGAGTCAAAAGAAGGAATATTTGATAACGTACAATACATTGACCATACAATTTTAGATTATAAAAACGATTTTAGTTTTGATGTAGTTATATCTTCCAGAACTGTAATACCATTTTTACCACCACATTTATACAATCAGTTTTCATATTTTAAACCTCAAAGATATTCTAAAATAAAATCTAACGCTAAATTAAAAGCCATGTGGATGCACGATACATTTGCTAAAGGAGATCATTTATTAGAAGATATGTTAGTACATGGTGATATGGATGAAATATTTACACTTTCAGATTTTCAAACAGCGTATGTTACTAATTGCGACCATGGTAAAAAAAGAAATTTTGAAGTTTTAAAGAAAAAAGTTTTTATGACACGTAATGGTATTGTGCTTTATAAAAATGAAGTAGATATAAAACAAAAAGATCCTTATCTATATGTTTATAATGCTTCTGTTACTAAAGGTATGTTACCATTAGTTGAAAATATGTGGGAAAGAATTAAACAAAACATACCTCAAGCAAAATTGAAAGTGATTGGTGGTTATTATAGATTTAGAGAAAATGCTGCTCCAGATGAACAAGAAAAAAAATGGCGATTACTTGTTGCTGATGAAAAATATAAAAAATTAGACGTAGAGTTTACAGGCATCATAAAACAATCTGAAATAGCAGAAATTATGTCAAAGGCCAGCTTCATGTTATTTCCTGGAGCTTTTCCTGAAACGTTTGGCATTTCTACTTTAGAATCTTTAGCTTACAATACACCACTTATTACTACAAGATTTGGAGCACTAGAAGAAACGGCCGTTGAACAGGCTTGTTATTTAATGAATTACGCAATTGAACCAAATGTTTTATTTACATGGATTAATAAAAAATCACAAGAAGATATATTTGTAAATATGGTTTTGCAAGCAAATAACAACAGATATTTACATCAACAAAAAATGTATGCTTGTAATATTATAAAAAATATTGTGGGTTGGGATTCAATCGCATTACAATGGAAACAACATATCTATAAAAAATTAGGTGCATATCTTTCAAAAGAGGAATATAAACAAGTAAGCCATATTAATGCAAGAGTTAAAACAGTGTTTGGTAGAAGATTTGAAAATTATGAAGAAAATTATTTACCTAGAAATACACAACAAAAAATGATTATTATTTCGCCTACTTATAACGCTTCTAAATATATTGAAAGATGTATTCAATCTGTTATTACACAAGATTACGATAATTATTTAATGTTGGTTATTGATGATTGTTCTACGGATAATACTTATGAAATAGCAAAAAAATTTGAAAGTGATAAAGTGAAGATAATAAGAAATACGGAAAATAAAGGTGCAGTTAGAAATCAAATAGAAACAATAAACAAATTTTGTGAACGTGATGATATTGTAATGTTTTTAGATGGTGATGACTCTTTAGTAAATGATAATCAAATATTTCATTTCTATAATAATCT